CTTTTCCTAATATTTCTTGAATCTTAAACGCTAATTGTGTGCTTTTGGCACTATCATCTTTGTGACCACTCCATCTATTACTAGTAGTTAATAACAACACTTTATTTTTATCACGGAGATAATCAATTGTTTTTTTGTACTTACGTGCATACATGTCCATCTCATCTTCGCTGGACGGAATCTTGACTTCATTTAATAAATCAATTAGACTAATCATCTTATATAAATATATATACACAATAAAAACCCCACATTTTACTGTGGGGTTCTGTTTTATTTTAATTATTATTAAGCTCCTGGGAATTGAGCACCTGTTGGCAACACGTTGAAGTCGAGAACAATAAATTCTGACGTTCTGGTTGGTTGTAGATAAATTTGACCATAAAGGATATTACGATCAATAATATCTGGTGTGTTGTTGGTTTCGTCCATCTTCACTTGGAAGGCAAATAAACCATTACGTTGTTGAACAGATTCCAAGTATGGGTTAACAATACTCAAAAAACGATTTCTTGTAGCAGCAATGTTTTGTTCGAATACCAAGTATCTGCTTGTGCTTGCGATGAATTTCTTCAATGCGATCAACAATCTACGAACGTTAACTCTGTCAAGGGCACTTGCCTTTTGTTGGAGAGTTTTTTGACCCCATACACAGATACCTTGGCCAGGGAATGCTGCGATTGGATTGACACGACCTTCATAGAGTGTATCACGTTCACTGTGTGTAGTTCTATCAAGAACTTGAACTGCTTGTGGAATACCACCACGATTCAAACCGGCTGGAGCAAACCATTCGGCAGCAACGTTATCATTAGCAGCATACACTGAAGGTAATACAACGGAAGGTGGAACACTTACAATCTTATTTGTATTTGTATCCAAGATACGAACCCAAGGATAATATGTTGCCACATAGTTACTGTCAATTGTAGATACGTCACTTACAGCAGAATCAATCAATCCGACTGATTGTCCACTGTTAGGGAATACTACGTTATCCATAATATAAAAACAATCACCACGAGCTTCACACATATCAATTACTAAGTCAGCAACATAACTATGTTGTTGATGTAAAATGCCAGGTGTCACAATCAAGTTAATATCAAACTCATCGGCATTTCCAAGAGCACCCACTGTTTGTTTATAAGCAACTGAACCCGCGCTTGAAATGTTTGTGCAATTTAATCCTTGTGTATTACCTGCAACGATATCACCGCCCAAGTTTATCTTAATTGCTGGTGATTGTCCATCAAAACCTCCTTGGAAACCAAAGATAAACTTACGCATCTTGGCATAAGAAGTTTCATTGACATCATCTGGATTTGTAGATGGAATACTTCCACTCAAACTTGCATCCAAGAATGAACCTGTATTTGATCCAACAATTACGTTATCAAGCGCAAACGCCGTATTAGTTCCGGCAGAAGGATTACTTGGAATTGGAGCAAAATATTGGGCATTGTCATTATACACTGGAACTCCCGTAGATGCGGTAGGATATAATCCAACGAGTTCAGAGTCAGTTGATGGAACATCATTAAATACTATACCTGATGCATATTTTCCCAATGATTGACCATACAATGAAGCGTTACTATATTTTATTGTAGGAGTTGCATTAGCAATATCTCCTGATAGTGGACAATAATAAGCTTGGAATCCATAAGGAACGGCTGCTACAGGACATTCCGTATCAGACATTTCGATTCTTATATACTTGCTTATATTAGAATAAATTCCATATTCAATAATTTTACCTGTATAAGTTATGAAATTGTATCTATCACCAATTCTTCTAGCAATAAAGTTTGCGCTGTCAGGATCCAAACTCAAATTGGTAAATGTTTCAAGATACTTAGGACGCTTATCAGTATCACTATAATCACGAACTGAAAGTGTAAAAGATCCCCAATCACTTCCTGGGACTGAACCTGCCAACTTGATATCGCTAATTTCAATCTTATACAACTTATTAGCATTTGTTCCATCAGTCAACGTATGAATCTTGAACAAATCGTGTCTTGTTGTGGTTCCATCGACAGAAGCAATCTTTTGAGAAACCACATATGGAGTGTAAGCATTTGTCAAACTAAATTGACTGTCGCCTTCAGCAGGAGTCAATGAATTTGTATCAGTGAAATTCAATGGATTTCCACCACCAAATGTTGTGGTGTTTGGAAGAACTGCAATCTTAATTCCGTATTTTGTAGGATTTGCGGCAACTTTTGCCATAGAATCTTCAAATGCCTTATAAAGATAAGCATTTATAGATGAATCAGAAGTTTTTGCTGATTTTTGGAATACATTTGTGATGTATTTTTGGTCTGCTTTATCCAATGAGAATTCATAGATACCATATCTACCAGCGGTGCTTCCACTCAAAGTCAAATAATACTCTGATTGAATACTTGAACTGTTAGAATTTAATATTGAAACCAAACTCAAATTTGAACCACTAAATCCAGGAGATACCAAATCGGTTCCTGGAGAATGATTTGTTGTATCGGCCAATACTGCCAACAAAATTTGATGTGCATTTGATTGTGAAGACCATGTTCCACATTCATCTACACTTGATGTTCCTGTACTTGTAAATGTCCCAGTATATGTTCCAAATGCACCAGTGACTAATCCTTGTAATCTAAATACAGGATCTACACAACTTCCTTTATGGGAATGTATACTAGATGCTGTCAATAATACTGATCCAAATGGATCGTTGCCACCAACCAAAATTTTATCAGTTTCGCCTAAACTAGAAGATACTGAGAAATTTTGCAATCCATAATCAAATAATAACTTTGCAATCATGGTATTTGATAACGTGTTTAGGCCTGATCCTGTTAGTGTAGTGCTGCCCGTCCAACTCATTTTTATTGGCAGATTGTATACTTGAGAACTAATGATAACAGTAGTTCCTGCGAAAAGTTTACTTCCACTTGTAGAATTTACAGAAGTTGCAGTTTCGCTAACGGAACCAAATGATAGAACAAAAGAAGCACTTGGAATAGTTGCATTGAAAGTTGCTCCGTCTATATAGTTTGTTGCGGTTGAAGAAGTAGCCTCTAATGTCAACGATGTAAACCCTGCAAAAGATGATCCACTTGATAGAGATCCGGAAGGAATTAAGAATGATGATGCGCTTACTAATGCAGCCGCATCACTATTTCTTGTATAACTTCCAGATTCGGCATAAATTGCGATTGGATATCTCTGGTCATAACCAGTCAGTCCGCCCACACGACATACTGTTACGAATCCTTTTTCATTTAAGTATTCTTTTGCTGTATATGGTCCATAATAAGTTCCGTCGGCAATACCGAACTTATCTTCTAAATCTGCTGCGTTTGTTATCAAAGTAGGGCTAAAGCCAGGTCCTTTTGCAAATGGTGCAACAACGACTGCTCCAATGTCAGCGACACCTTGAACAATGCCCGATAAATCATTTTCTCTCGTAAAGACACCCGGACTAACAATTGTGTTAACGGGACTAAATATTCCACCTTCTTGTATTGGCATATAATATATTTCCTTTCAAAAAAAATTTTTTTAAAAATCTTAAATATAAATATTTCCAAAAATTTGAAGATGTAAATATTTATCATTTTTTTTATATAAAGGAAACCTTACTAAACCCGTTTTCTTTACGTATTTCTATACGATTATCTACCATATCTTTCATACCGTCTAAATGACTTATAATCCATACAAAGTCAAAATTTGTCTTCAAAAAGGCAAATAAAGTGCTCATAGACGATAAATTATCCGCGTCGGCACATCCAAAACCTTCATCTATAGCGATAAAGTTAGGTCTCGGTAAGTTACTGATATTGATTAATGCTACTCTTATAGCAATCGAACTTACAAACTTTTCCAATCCACTCGACAGTTCTAATGGCCACTTTTTATCCTCATAGTTTATAAATGTGCTTACATTTTTACCATCTGTTTGTAGAGAAATGGTAAATTCTACAATTTGACTCAATATATTATTGACCTCTTTTTCTATAGTGGGTAAGGCTTGACTGATTAATTCGTATGGAATGCCATCTCTTCCTATAGCAGAATTATATAATTCATATGCTTCAGATATAACCTCCAATGATTTTGTTTCTTCGACGGTCTTTTCAATGTATGATTTCTGATCAATAGAAGAATTGAGACTAGATTTTAAATTTAAAATATCTGTATTCTTTTGTTTAATCTTATTGTCTATTAACTTAATACTGGATTTTATAGATTCAATATTTGACTTGACAATTGTATTACTTTCAATATTGTCTTTTTGTTTATTAAATTTCTCAATTTTTTCTAAAATTGTATTTAATTTAGTTTCTTCTTGGGAAATTTTATTTTCAGTCGAAACAATTGAGTTGTTCAATTTATTTAACTTATTTTCAATATTAGTTTTATTAATATTGTTATCTTGATACTTTTTATATTCAGATTCAATATTTCCATATCCATTAATTTTGCTCTTCAATTCATTATATTTTTGAAAAACAACTAATGCATTTGATTTATCTTTTTCCAAATCTTCTTTTGTTTTGATAGCATCTTTTACGAAAACGTTATTTGTGCAGTATTCACAATTTGGGTCATATTTGTGTTGTTCAAGAGTCTTTAATTTTTCTAATTTAGTATTGACAACGATTTTGAATCGTTCAATTTCATTTTCTTTATTAGTAAACTCTTTTTTAACTATAATATATTCGTCATATTTATCTCCGATATTTTCAATCAAATATGATTTTTCTAAATCAATAGAACTTGACAATTGAGGCTCTATTTTTTTATACTCTTCTCTGAAATATTCAAGTTCTTTATTTAGTTTCTGAATAGAATCCTTGCAAAAAATTTCAGCCTGTGTCAATTTTGTTATGTCTCCAATATCGTTATCAACCGAGATAAGTTTTTTGGTTTCTTCAAGCAGAGAATTGTTTTTTGTATCTCTATCAGACATTAATTGTTCTAAATTTTCACTTTCGTTTTTTATAAGGCTAGCTGAAACTTCAATTATATTTGTCAACTCATTTAATTTCTGTGTATAATCGTTTTTCTTGAAATTTCTGAGCAAAATATTAATTTCTTTGATTTTTTCTTGAGATGTGGATGACAATTTATCAAAAATATCAAGTCCCATAAATTGTGCCAACAGTTCTTTTCTCTCTGTTTGACCCATATCAATGAAAGAACCGGTTTTATTATTTTGAATACTCAAAACGGTCAAAATAAAATCATCATATGTGCCTACATAATCTCTGATAATATCGTTTGTGCTTCTACGAGCTTCACCGTTGAGTTCAATTACTTTACCACCTTCTTCTTTCCAAAATTTTACATCAACTTTTACATTTCCTTTTTTATCGGCATTTCCTACTCTTTCAATGAAGAAATCTACGCCATTGACTTCAAAGTTAAACTTACATTTAAAAGTCATTTTTTGAGTATTCAAAACATGAGATGCTTTAAATGCACGATCACATTTATCAAAAATACAAAATGATAGTGCGGACAAAATGCTTGATTTACCAGCAGCATTTGATGCAAATAAGCCAATAACATTATGCATCTTGGTGAAATTTATAACATTTCCTTCACCATAACTAAACATGTTATCAAATTCAAATGTCTTCGGTTTCCATCTTATATTTTTTATTATTTGTTCTTTACCTAATGAATCATTTAATTCTTTATTGATAGTATATACTTTTTCTAACAACTCTTTATCATCAATATCAAATTTATTTTTAATATAATCCGTAATAAGTTTATTTTGATAATCAACATCTACAATACTATTAATATTAAGATTGGTGTTATCAATTATATTTTTATTTTGAGATACTAAACTATCAACTCTCACATAAGAAATGTCCACCACTTCGGCGGCTTCTCTAATTTTAGACAATATGGATTTGACTTCAGTTGCAACACTTTCACAACACTTCATTCTGAGTCTAACTTTTTTTGGGATATCAGAAATATCTGTTATGAGTTTACCTTTATTTACATCTACGGTATAAAAACCATAGTCATTAGGAACTTCGAAGTGTTTAAATGCTTTAGTTTTTAAATCCCAATAAACAAATCCATGACCTTTCAGTTCTTCACCGTGAGATTGCTGGATTGTAGACCCAGCATAAACAATAGCAGGTTTTTCTTCAATAGTATCATACTGTTGAAGTATTTGATAACGGTGAATATCACCTAATAGTGCAATTTGATGTCCATCAAATAATTCATTCGTAATAGTTCTGCTAGAAACTTTATAACCAACATCAGTAATTGCATCATTTACAGCTCCATGGAACAATACTACATTATAACGCGTCTCGTTTATATAATTTTTTGGAATATCTTTATACTTTACATACTTTTCATGTTCATCAAATATAGAAAAATGATTAAAAAGAATATCTCCCAGTATAAAAAGACCGGATTCCTTTAGATAAAATAAATTATCATGATTTAATGCATCTACGATTGGTGTCAAACTATCCAATCTATTTTTATTAGCCAAAGTCGCATCATGATTGCCGGCAATCAATACGGTGGGTCGTCTATCCGCAAGATTTTGAAGAAAATCAGAAGCAGTTTTTACACATTCTGGACTCAAATCACTTTTATTGTGAAATAAATCACCCAACACGGCAACAACAGTCGATTCAGGAGTTTTTTCTATTGATTTATAGAATTTTTTAAATACTTCATTATATTCATCGTGTCTTTTTGTAAGACGAATATGAACATCTGCGATATGAAATATGTTCGTAAACTCTTTTATACTACATGATAATTTTTTTGCCATATTAAACTGTAACTTTTAATTTAAATAGTTTCTCAAAGTCTATTGTATCACAACTATCTATCAACTCCCAAGTTTTTTCAAAACCCATTACACTGGGATCTTTGTCTTTTAAGACTATTAACTTTGTTTTTATATTGTTTTTAATCAAAAACTCACAAATCTTGATCGCATCTGATATAGCATCGTTGTCTAATAATACATTTACCATCGGAACATCATATTCTAATAATTTCATTTTCAATTTATTGCTTAACGTCTTTCCGAACAATGGAATTGTATTTGTTCTTACACTTATTGCATCAAATGGTCCTTCAACCAACGTAATTGTCTCTTCAAAATTTACTAAAAGTTCAAAACCTATAATATTTTTAGAAAATGGACAACTTACATATTTCAAATTGTTTGTATCATAAAAACTTCTCGCGGTATAAAAATTCAAAGCACCATGTTCGTCATAGGAAGGAATTATTATACGATTTCGCAAATCCCCCTCTGTAGAATATCCTATACAATATCTAATAACATCTTCTTTTGTTATACCTCTATTTTTAAGATAAACCAATGCATGTCTATATTCCAATTCGGATGACGGTTCCCACATTGGTTTAAACTCTTTTGGAAGTTGCAGTATAGTTGGTTGCTTTTCAATTTCTTCTTCAAACGAAATTTCAAATTCTTTATTTTGTTTAAAACTTTTACTTTCATTTAAAAATGTATAGTATGATGAAGGTGCGCCTAACTTTTTGAACAATGTTTTAAAGTTTAACCCACCAAATCCACACACCCAACAATGATATTTGCCTGTCAATATGTTTACTTCTAACTTTCTTTTATAATGTTTACATATTGGACAAAAATAAACCGCATCAGTTCCCTTTCTAATCTTGGGAGTCTGATTTAACAGTTTATTTAAGTTATTTATTATAGTTTCTTGGTATAATAACATCAATTATAGTCTATCACCACTATCTTCATCAATCAATTTTTTATTACGATCAACTTTCACCCATGGATTTTTTTCTAACGCAACCGCAATTTTCATTAATTTAATTGGGTCGATGGGTTTTCCTCATCTTCGTTTTTATCTTTAGATTTTTTGGTTGTATCAGTTTCTTTATCATTGTTTTCTCCTTATATCATTTAAAATAATAAAAATATAATTTATTTAAAAAGAGATGCAACGATTGCGTCATACATATCGCCGTTTCTTTCGTCCCAATTACCCTTTTTGTTTAATACTGAAAATTTAATAACATCTGGACATAGTAATTCTAATTCAGCTTTAACAAAATCTTTTGATTTAACGCCTTTGATTCTACATTTACCAAATAATTGTTTACGCATTATATTTACTGACAAGAGATTTACTTTAATCTTAAAATGTTCTTCAATAATATATGCAAATACAGCATTATGTCTTGCTAACATAATAATTGTTTGTTGACTAGTAAATCCTCCAGCAAAACCACTTAAAGCTGCTTCTAAATTGATGTGTTCAATTTTCTCTATAAGACTATTCTTTGATAATTTTGATATAACTTGGTAAGTTTTTTCTTTGGTGGTTTCAAATTTTTTTGTGTCTATGAAACCCGCATCAAGAATTTTACCATTTTCGTTAAATGCCCAGCCTGTAACAGATGTTGATGAATCCAATCCTAATATAACCATATACTAATATATAGTATAGATTATTTATAACGTTTATTATTTAATCCTCTTGAAAGTAATGATGAATTGGAATTATACTCGTTTCCTTCTATCCCCTTATATCCCACTTGTGTTTCTTTAACGATAAACCCACCTTTTCTATAAAGTGTGTCGTTTAAATTAAAGGAACCAGGATCAGTAGATACTACACTACCAGCGTTTGTTTGAATATTTTTTGCATTAAACGCACCGCCCGCTGGTTGGCTTTTATATCTGTCTTCTAAAGTTTTAACTAAAGAGTCTCTGGAAATAGTGTTTGACATATGTTATTCTTTTTTTATAAATATCTTCAAATATCCCATTTTACCAAAATATTTAATAAAAATTCACCGCCGTTTTTAATTGGAGTTCCCAATTTACCAATTGCTACTAAATCGGTTCCACTATATAACCCAACAGTTGTAATATATGGAGCCAAATATGAACCGGTATTATCAACCGATGAACTATATTGATATTTGAAAAACTCTTCTTTTATGTAAGATGGGTTAATTTTGTTGGTTTTCGTGTCTAAATACTTAACCAAATCTGAATATTTTGATCTAGTCGATTTAATTGTGATATATTTTTTATAAAGATTATCTGTTAATTGGTTGGAAAAATATTTCCAAAGAATAAACATGTCGTTTACATCCAAATTTCCTGCACCGTCAAAATCAAATAACGTTTTTCTTTGATTGAAATATGAAAGATAATCATTAGTTAAAAATGATCCACTAAAATAATTCAAAGTTTCTGGGGATATTTTTGTGTTATAGTCGCCTAACTGAAATCCTGTATAATAATTAAACAAACTAGTTTCGTATTCATTCTCTATTACCACCGTCCACCATTTTTCGTGTCCCAAATTTAATTTACAAATATATCTTAGTATCAAATCTACGTCAGAAAAATCAAAATGTTTGTCTCCATTAATATCATAGTCAAAAGGTAACTTATGTGTAGCGGTAGGATTTGTGCTTACGTTAAATTCGCCAGGTTCAATTGTGCAAATAATTTGATTTTCATACAAAGTTATTTGAGAATCATAATTAATATCATAATAAGGCACAGGATCTGAATATAAACCCCTTCTCACCGATAAATCTTCAAATATAGACCCGGTTGTCTTTAATATTATATCACCAGTTCTGTAAAATACATTTCCAATGTGAACATTTGTTCCGAATTCATTAAAATCATAAACATACGAATAACCACGTATGTTTTTGTAATTGGAAACTGATTGACTTACGGTTCTATTTGAATCCAAAATCAAACAAGGAGATCCAACTACAAGCGATTGGGTAGAAAGTGCGATTGAATGACCGTATACATTATATGGATAACCAACTTCTTTCTTTCTATATATATTTTTTAGAGCGTCCCAAGACCCACTTATGTTTTTGTATAAATAAACATAACCAAGCGTGTTATAAAAATTATCGTTTGTTTCATTAAACAATACACTATTCAATGTCCCCGAGATATAACTTGCACTGAATGGGAAATTATATTTCAACGATGATGCGACCAAGTAATCTTCAAAAATATCTACACTATAACCTAGTTTGTTATCTTTAAATACGGCTTCGTTTTCATCCCATAGTCCATTATAGATTTTTTGAGATTGAATCCATTGATTTGACGTATCGCATCTATGATATACAAAGACACATCCTCTTTTTCTCAAGGTTGATCCGTTATATTCATAATATTGAGATTCGTTTGGACATCCTACAACTGCCCAATTTCCATAAATTGATACGCTTTTTCCATAATTATCATACGATTGAGATGATGACGAACTTGGGAATGAATCCAAATATTGTAGTTTATAATTGAAATCGCCGTCACCGTTAAATTTTTTAACTTCTGTCCAACCAGCAGAAGAAGATTCAAAAAAGTATACGGCTCCCTTAGATGATATTGATGAACTATTGGCAACTATCAATCTTGCACTACTACTTACATCTAACTTTACCGTAGTTCCGAAATATTCGCCTGACACGCTGTCACCACCTGTCAGTGATGTTAAATATGACCACGTATTATTTGATTTGGTATATAAAAATACTTCACCTTTATTGTTAAAAGACTTGTTTGCGCCGATTGCAATTATATTATTCCCCAGTGAAACGTCACATCCAAAACTTCCACTTTCTCTCTTAAACGAACTAGTTATGGTATAATAAGGGATTATATTTGTAGTGGATATATCATATATATCGACATTTGAACCTGTTATTAATGTAGCAGGATTTGGTGTATAAACAGAACAGCTAAAAAATCTAGTAGCGACTGCCAAGTCTGTTCCATAAATAGATAATGCATTTCCATATTCATTTTCTATTTTATTTACACCAAAATTATCTGTAAAATCATAAAGAAGAAATTGTGATAGCTCTGTAAGAATATCGTCTGCTTGAGATAAATTAAATGCTGTAGAATTATCTTGATCCAATGTTTTTTGAAGAGTCAAATAAAGTTCATAATCGTTTGTAGTATAACTATATTTTTTTACAGAAACTTCTCCAAGACTAAATCCCGACCCAGATCTAAACGATGGTGGCGAACCTATAGCGATATAATCACCATAAGCAGCGACTTTGTATCCATAATTTTCATTTCTGATATTAAAATTCATATTATGTTATTTGATCAACATTGTATATTGAAGATCCATTTAAATAAATTTCGTATAACAAATTTGATCCTGTTATAACGTAATTGCCTCTCATTCCGTTTAGATTAGTATTATCTCCACCACGGCCATATTTTTTAAAAAACACATCTGACACAGATAAATCTACAGAAGGCCCCCCAACAGGATTATCACTCGTATACGATCCTGGTTCCCCATTTATCGCATCATTATATCCAATAGGAATATTGTTTCCATAATTTCCTGCAAATATATTTGGATTTAAAGTAAACTCTTGTCTCTGCTGCATGTCCAAGATGGACTGTGGCAGATAATAAGGTTTTGGATTTTGAAATATATTATAATAGTCACGTTGTATTTTGCCTGTAAAAGTTCCAGTTGTAGTGAACAATTCACCTTCATAACTAGTGTCTAATATGGATGCGGTTCCATAATTATCATACGTTGGAATACCGGAACTATCCATATTTATAGATTCTCCGCCGCCTGCAATCATGCCTAAGAAAGAATATTGTGGAGTAGTAGACGAACCGGTAATCATATAAGTATTACCACCACTATCAATTGAACTATTAACGGTCTGATATATTTCTACAGTATTCTGCTGAGTTTTTGGAAAAATGAATTTTATCTTACATTCCGCATCTGAACTATTAGGCTTTTTTAACACTTCATAATATAATGTGTTATCCCATCCGTCAGTTTCAACTGTGATTACATTATTATCACTCTTAACCGTTCCTCCATTGGCTACACTTGCATTTGAAATTATTGAATAATCTATACCACTTGCTTGATTTCCATTCAAAACAAATTGCATTTCTTTTGATGGAGTGGTATTTGTTATATTAAATGAATAAACTAATGTTTTTTTGATAGGATCTGGAATATTACCCTTGCCAGATTTTCCTACCACAAATTTTACATTTTGTAAATCTTTATCAATAATATATTGAGATGGGAGAATAAATCCGATTGATGCACCTGATCCACCGCCAATATTTGGTGTTGAATTACTTACCCATTCAATGTACGCGGAATTGGATAATTTGTCAACCAAAATATCATATGCAGACTTTGGCGATCTCTTTTCAAAACTAAATTTAAATTTATGATATCCACGATTTAAAGTTAAAGTCACAAATGAATGTGGAAATGCATTTGCAGGTGAATTTACAATAGTAAAATCATCTACTTCCGATGCAAAGACTTCATCTTCATTAATATATAATGTCAACTTAGTTTGTGTAATATTTGTAAATTTAAATTTAAATGTATAATCATCAGTAGGAACGAAAAATATTCCACGTTGAATCACTTGATTGGCACTAGCAAGATTGCCTGTAAATAATAATATGTTTGAATTTTTAGGAACATTAGAATATTGTGTAGGAGATAATAAAACATTTTCATTATAATATGTAATTTCTATATTTTTATCAGTAGATGTATAGTTATTAAACTTTAAAGATCCGCCGCCTGCACCTGTTAAATTAATACCCAAATAATTTTTATTATATTGATTTAAATAATTAGTAAATTTATCTTTTATTAAATTTGCACTTGACTTAGCGACAGTAGTCCATGTTGAAAGCGTATATGGATCAAAATATTTTCTCAAATTATACGTCGAACTTACTGTGTTTGATTCTAAAACATCAGATAATGGTGAAGTTTCATTTACATCTTTAACTATGATATAAATGAAATCTCCAATTTTCCAACTTGGATTGTTATCATTGTAATACAAATTTTGATTTTCAATCTTAGTTATAAGTTTATATACGCCAGAAACTGTAGGTTTTATAGTTGGAAAACTGTATTCCACAGCAGGAGATCCACTTATGAAAGAAAATTTTACAAGATCATTATATTTATAATGGTTATTTGTAACATTATTTCTATCTTTGAAAGAAATATATGAAACTACAGGCGAACTAATTTCATCTTCAAATGATTTTACAGTATTAGTTTTGTCTTTAAATAAAATAATATCATTTTTAAATTGATTATAAAATTTATCAGGATTTTGTAAAGTAATCGAACTTACATTATTTTGTATTATTTGAACAGTAAATGATTGATTAGGTGATGCTCCAACTCCATTGCTATTATCTGTAATTGTTAATTGGTATATGCCTACATCTTTAGGGAAATTCCCCTCGAAGTCCGTCTTTACTTTATTTATATAGTTTTCACTAGCAATTTTATTACCTAATTTATACCAATCAACTGTAAAACTGTTCGGTAAATTTGATAAATGTTGAAAATCAGATATAAAATAAAAATTTCCATCAAACGTTCTATCGGTTCTTATTAATGAAATGTTATTAAATATTTCAACGGTTATAGGTGGTTGAATCAATTCATATTTTGGAGAATTTGTTCCTGTTAAAGCATACGATGTAAATGTCACCGTTTTTTTAGTTCCGCTAGAATCATCCGATATTGTTCCGGTTGATGGACCTGTTATATCAACGAAAAGAATGTCATCTGCAATTATACCTAAATCAAATTTCGATGAAAGTTTTTTATTATTTATATTTACGGATGTATTGGCTGCTTGATAATTTCTATTTATTGCTGATACTACTCCGTTTAAATTGATTTTCTTTGGAGATATAGTAAATGTTCTTGAAACAGGAGTTGAAGAAGGATCGGTATCGGCTGTAACTGATACCGATCCTAAAGACGTTGCAACTTTACTTGGATTTAAATCAATGGTTTGTTTTCCAGGAATATTTTTTATTTTTGCTAATTCGTTGCCGGATGTAATAGATAATTTTATATGTTTATTATTTATATCTTTTACAATTGGAGTTATTTCCCACACATCTCCATATGTTAAATCAGTTATATTATTAAAAGAAATATTAGAAACGGGCGCAGTAATTGTAGATGTCCCCCCAGTAGATGTCCCAAAGTAATTTTGGTCATTTATAGTGACTGTTGCCATATAAGTTCCAACATTGATTGGATCGGCCTCCGATAAATTATTTTTTTTATAAACTACATCGTAATTTAATCCTGGCGGTGTTGTAGCTACTAATACATCGTGACGATTTCCATCATACATATTGCTTACGGATGTAACAATCAATGATGCTTGTATTTTGTTAATCGTAAATATATCGGTTTTTGTTCCACAATAATATCCGTCTGATATCTCCGAAAATACGGTATATGTGCCGGCACTAGTTGGCGCAACAGAACTTCCATTGTAAACCGTAGAAACTGATAAATTGGAAGGAATTGTAGAAACAGATGCAGATCTTTGAAAACCATTATATGTTTGTGTTAATTTATCATGTAATATACTAGCAGATACACAATTATAATCTGCGGTTTGAATAGATGCAAATGAACTGCCACTTACTTTTAAATTATTGTTTCCATCGTCTATTATTGTAGTATATCCTATAGGTAAGTCATGTTTAATTTCAACACTTGTAGGTTGAATTTTCTCACCCATTTTATTTAATGGAACGGTAAATACCGATATTTGTTTTGGAATAGTTCTATTTACATTTGAGGGATCAAGCGATTCTAATCCGAAATTTTCAGTTGGATTTTCACTTTCATTGTAATACAAATGTTTCTTTGAATTGTAAACTAAAGATTGATAACTCTCATCAATATTTACTGGATTAGTATCTGAATTATAAAATTTATCTCCCACCGGATAAAACGTAGAACCTGTAATTTCTTTTCCAATTTTGAATTTTAAGAAATCTGCATTTTGTTGTTGGTATGCAATTGCAGATGAAAATGCAGAAGAGATTTCTGACATTTTGGTTCCATCACCATAATCGAAAAACGTCAAAAGCAATGATCCACTCAAACCGCCACTTTGCCAACTTATTAAATCTTCGAACCGTTGATTTTGAGCGTTCCAGAATTTATTAGCAGCGAATGGTGTGTATCGGATATCATTTCTCTTTAACGATTTTATCATTTTAGAAATCTAGTCTAACTTTTATTAAACATTCGTTATCGAAATTTTTAAAAATTGGTTGACTAGTTTTAGCCACTGCAACTAAATCGTTATTTTCATTATATAATCCTATAGTCGTTATATAAGTGCGTGGATCTGTATAAAATTCAGTAAATCTTAATTTTCCGGTCGTTTTAGATAAAACAAACGTTGGATTGTTTGAATAATTAAATTCTTGGCTTTTTACTCTTATAAAGTAATATTTTGAAGGCAAATATTCAGATTTTCTTGCTTGAAAATAACTATTAGAACACAATGTTATAGAATTTAAAAGTTTTTGTTGATTTAATTGATAAGTCGAACCTGTCATTTCAAGTAATGGACTTAAAGTAGACCCAACCAAACTAGAAATTTTATCCGAGCTCAATACAATTATTCCATTTTTTGGATAAACGGTTCCCAATCCTTTATATACAGTAGAACCATTTTCCTTGTATGTAACAGCAACACCGTTTTGTATACTTCCACTTACAATATTATAACTATCGGATACAGAATCTGGTGAAGAATCATCTACGAAATTAAATGTTCCATTACTGCCACTTAAAGAAAATTGAAAATGACCTTCGTCCAATCTATCTTTAAACTTACTCACAGCAAAAGAAATTACATAAATATTTGATGATGTTATATAATTAGTTGATGAACCTGTAGCAAATGAAAACGCGGTATCTGTAGAATTTAACAATACATTTTTGTATTGAGAATAAATTACTTTACTTGGAAATGCCTTGACCGTGCTAACATCCGTGGTTGAACTTCCGCTCCCATATTGATTTCCGAATGCTATAGAAAATACTGGTTCGCCTGCATAATATACATCATAGTAATACAAACCATTTTTTAGATCGTTAATATTTGACCCGGTAGAAACGGTCTGATATGGATTTGTATAAAAAGAGGATTGGAGAGCGTTAACATCGCCAGCAGGCCACAAAGGTGAAGATACTCTGTTTATCTTTCCATCGATTTTGTCAGTTGAATCAAATTGTTTAAATATCATAAAAATTAAACGGTTACGGTTACTGGCATTGTTACACTTCCACCACTTTCATTTCCTATTATTGTTAATGTAGTAGTCGTGGTTTCACCTACACCTGGATTTGCTAAAAATTTAAACTGCAACCCAATTACTACTTGAGAAGTTTCCACTGAAACACCAGTAAAGGATGTAACCGTATTAGATACTGTATTTGCAGATACGTTGATTGTAGGGACAATCGTGCCAACATTTTTATTTGCTAATATAGCAGTATATCCCAAAATAGTATTATATGTTGGAGTAGTGCTTGGTGATATTATAGAATCGCCGGTGAATGTAGAAGGCACATTTATATTAGTAACGTTAAGAGAAATCACAGGAATGGTCGTTACTCCTTGATTTAAGGTGACCAACTTATACTTCATTACCTGTGTTTCATCGAAAAATGCTTCCAAAATTGGAGTTTTTCTAATGGCAAAGTCGTTAAAATTAGATCCTTCTGGATGATTTGGATCATACAGACTATAATCAATTTCATCATCAGCTAGTGCGAATGAATTAATATTTAAATTGCCGTTCTGAGCTAACAGTTCTCTACCCTTTTTAGTTAGGGTAGCGTCAACTATAATTGTTTTATTATCTAGATATGCCATATGTATATAAATAGTTTAATTTTATGTTTTTTATTATTTTATATAATGAAAATACTTTGACTCAAGGATAAGCTCTGGGTTAATACAGGAGAATATGATAATGAACTCGTACTGGTTGACGATGTTATTTCATAGGGACTTATTATGTTGGTATCCTCGGTATTTCTGGATTTTACATAAAATTGTCCTTGATTTATGTTTAGAGATCCCAAAGAAGTATTTGAAACGGTTAAAATATTTCCATTTGAGTCTGTATATGATGGAACATATGATGATGTATTCAAATAAACACTGAATTTTTCAAAAGGTTTATTTTTATAAGATAAATGTTGGAATGGATATATATTTGTTATATATAATTTATCATTTGCAGTCACTATATAATCATCTCCTATCTGTTTAGCCACAGATGATGATGGAACCGAAACAATTTTGCATAAATTTATTGTTATCGGATTTTGCAATTTGTCTTCGCTATAAATCTCTTGTGTTTCTTGGATTTTTCTCAAAAAACAAATGGTTTTTTGATTTTTGTCATAAAAAGGAATGTTAGACTGTATATATTCGTTGAAATAATATTCATTTCCGTCAGATGAAAAATATCCATCATTTAAATTGCCGGATTTCACATGCGAGACCACATCTGATACGTTCAAGTTTATATTATACGTATCTGATGGAAATAAATCAGCAGTTATGTCGTCAATTAAATTGACAGATACATTGTAAGATGGTATTTCTTCTTTGTATATTGGCCGAACAGCAAATCTAGGTCTTTCAAGAATAGACGGTTCTACAACTATTCCACTTAGATACTTTGTTCTGGCAGGAATTATATTTTTTATTGTATCAAATATAGAATTGTCTATATAATTTTTAAACAGTGTTATAAATTCTTGATATAAAACTCGTGATCCATTGTATTTATAATAGTTCTCTCTAAGTTCAGTGAGAGATTTATACGATGATTCAAATACATTTCCTGGATCTCCGATGTAATTCATCATATTTAAATCACCATAAAAATTTAAGATATCATCATCTTTTACTTTAAACGGAGAAACATAAACGCCTAAAATATTTGAGTCAGGAGACATTACATCTGTATTTTTGGCTACACTTTGAACAGGAGATGGATATGCAGTTAAAATTTGGTCTATTTTTCTAATTTTATTGTTTTTTAACTTATTTGGGCCGTATTTAGAAACAATTATCGTCTGGGGTAATTCTACTACTTCAAATTGATACGGATAAACCGATTGAGAATATGAAACGCAATCAGAAGATTGTGTAACTGAATTATAATTGAAATTATATGCTGATGCAGTTGGTGTTGGATAAGACTTACCCTCTGGAAAATTAGGATAAATAGGAACAAATCCGGACGAACTTTGTAAATTTATAGGATAATCATAACTATATTTATAGTATAGATTTTCCCAAGTTTCTAAAATTTTATTGTTTCCATAGTAATCGTAATTTTTTGAATATTGATCAAAATCATAATCTAATATTGGATTGTTAATGAGATTTATCTTGTCTAATAATCCTGTAAAATCATTTGTGTCCTTATAATTTCCGAAATTCAAGAATCCATTAGATGAATAGTATTCATTATATGTTCGGGTTAATACAATACTGGATGAGTGTGAAAATGTTTGTCTATCTCCGTCATATGATTTCACGATCAAATCATATTTTATTGGAACATAGTCTTCGTTATTTGATGGATCCAATAATGAAGATGTATTGTTTCTTCTCAAAAGAACATTAAAAAATACATCATTATTGAAAATGGGAACATTGTTTATTGATAGATTTCTATCTTGTATCTGGAATATTATATTTCCGTATTGATCACGTTTATCTTTTTGCAAAAACAATCTCCATGCAGATTCATTTTTATTCGCAAGTTCTACTGTTTGGTTTTGTTGATAATTTTTATTTAACTTAAAAGTAAACTCAATTGATTTTGATCCTGAATATGGAATTCTTAAATATTCATTATTCGATTCGAATTTAGTAAAATAATATTTTTGATTATACAAATATGTTGTTTTTTTGTTTTTGTATACATCATTATTTCCAAATTCTCTTATTGTAAGAATGTTAAGTGGAATGCCGTGACATGCAAGTATAAGATTTATACATTCCTGTGTTCCTTTGGTTTTATATATTTGTGGTAATGTATCTAATATCCGTTTCCAAATAGATTCTGTTTTATCTTTATAAGACATCGTGTTTGATAGATGCGCACTAACTTCACTTTTATTTGAAAAATCCGTGGAAGTGTTCCAACCAAATGTTTTTAACATGTAATATACAAAATCAGAAATATAACTGTCGCTAGATTCTCCGTTATTTAAAATAGGGAATGATTTTATATACAAATATATGTTGTCAAAATGATGTCCTATCATTGATAGGAATAATAAATAATCCGAATTATTCTCATCGTTTTTAATATTTTCAGGAGTATTATTTACTAAACTGTCAATATTTTCTATATCAAATTCTTCGGCATCTAAAACATAATTGTAATAATTTGAATTTACATTTGACAAACTTCCATCGACTAACGATTGATTGGTATACAGATATGATTCGAAACCATCAAATGAATTCAAAATTTCATCAATTGTATTATTATAATTTGTTATTTGTGATGAGAAAGACGATGATATTACAATATTAGTTGCGGATGACGCTGATACTGAAGAACTGCTAATATTAGAATTTAACAAATTAATAGATTCTAATTTGTTTTTAAATATTTTTATTCTTAATGCGACAGATGAAAATACTACAAAATTTGAAAAGTCAGAATAATCAACGTTTAAATTTTTTAATTTTTTAGTAACATTTATGAGAGATAAATCTCTATTAGTTACGTTGTCTCCGAGTGAAGAAATATTATTAATAGAATTTTTCTCAGAATTGATAATTGAAATTGAAAAATCAGGACCAGAAATTTGGAAATTTTTTGATTCTGTTTTATTGATCAAAATCACAGATTGAACAATCGGAGCAATGCTTACATTTGATATCCAACATCTGCTTTTAACATCGAATTCGTTTGGAAGAGGAGAATCTAACTTTATTAAAAGTTCTATATGTTTGTCATCTGTTTCATTTTCATTTGAGAATGAATGATCTATATATCTTATGATTACTCCATTTCCAAAATTCAAAGAATTCTTATAATAAGAGTAAAATTTGTTTACATATATATTTTGTATTATAGTTATGACTTGTTTAACAAATAATTCATAGACTGTATTAGAAATTATCTGAAGATTTATTGCCAAGTCTGCATCGAATATATTAATAACTGTTAGTTGATTTAAATATTCTTTTTCAACTACATATTTTATTTGTTGGTATAATTCATCGAATGATAATATATTTTTGGAATAAGTATACAACCAATATTTTATATAGTTATTTACACCAAATAAATTTTTGATTGTTATTTGATTTACCAAATTTAGTTTAATTTCATTACTTCCATTGTATACTTGGTTTATAAAACTGATCGCATCTTCATCACTCTTAAAACCAAATGAATTCTTAAAATAAGAAATTTGATCTGGGTTTTCTTGCGAATATAATTTATAATTTTCGTCACAGTTGAATTTTTCGGTTGAAGATACCACTAAATCTAGTATATCTTCGATTAATACTAATTTTCTAGAAAACGATTCATATGCTAAGTTTTCATAGAAAATTATATTATCATTAGATCTCTTGACGAAAGAGGGAATTAATTTAAGTTCCGTTCTGGATGGTGAAATATCTGAAATTATGAGCGGATAGTTTTGATTACCTGCCAAATTTCTAATAAAATTGTAAGAAACTAAATGTTGACCATCAAATATATTTGATGATGACAAATCAGATTGAATATCAATTAGGAAATTATTTTTATAATTGATATAATCGGTTTTTGTTTTTCTATAATTATAAGTTATAGAATTTTGATCTACATCCTTATAAATGCCCACCTCGGATAGATATTTGATTGATGGAGTTTTGTAACTAAATCCGTTTTGTTCACCTATAGTATTGAAATAGGAGAACTCAATTAAATCTCTAGCAGACTTACCAAAAAATAAATCAGAAAGATTGGTTTTTTGATTATAATTCAAAACATCCGACCCAGGAAAATAAGACGCGGTGTTAAAACTACTCGTAAAATTACTTACTAATGGATATGGAAATGTCATATTATGATGGAGGAGTCAATTGAGATATAATGGTATTCAATTTAGTATACGCATCGTCTCTTTCAGACCTTAACTGTAAGATTGCGTATTCTAATTCAGCTAATGCCTCAGGTGTTATAGTTAATCCATTTGATGAAACACTTAGACTTCCACTTGCTCTCAATATAGATTCTACAAAATTAGTTGATGTATTTATATTTGTATCTATAGGTGTAGTTATCACAGGTATAAATTCTTGAAAAGTGGGATCGTTTAATGCTTCAATTTTATTTATTTCATATGAATAATCATACAATCCAACTTTTAAATATTTGGCTTCAAAACTTGGTTTATTTTCATCAATAACAAGATTACCACTACTATCTAATTGATATGTGTATTCTCCGTTTAAAATAAACTTATTTAATTTTTCTTGATACATAATTATCTTGTTATAGTAAATATATTATTATCAAATATCTTTGTTTCTCCATCAATTATAGTTTTTATTAAAATTCTATAATATCTTTCTACAGGCAAAGTCGTTGTATCTAGATTAAAATAATGTATTGATCCATCACAACTTAATTTTGTATATTCATCAAAATCCAATATCATATTTTCACTATTATTATCTTTTATAGCAAAATAAGTGTCTGATGGCAATAGACTTGAACTCAAATATTGTGATTGTTGATATCCTTTTACGAAGTTTTTAAGTGGCGATTTTTCTCTGGCAAATACATTTATTCTTATAACCGATCCAAATTTATATGATCTATTTAAATTCTTAACTACTACGGTATAAGGATTAAATGTATTTAACGATACTAAACTGCCTGTAATATATTCACTATCATCATATGCTATGTCCAAATATGGTGAATAAATCGTATTACTTTCTTTACTAAAGAATTTAATTGTTCCGTTTACATTATCAATGTTTGATAATTCTAATGAAGTTAACAAAATAAATCCTTCGTTTGGAACACATCCACAAATCCATCCCTTAACAATATCAGTTACGTCTACATTTAGATCAGATGATTGATAATTGAATGATTGTGAACATATTAACGAACTGCCTGTCGGTATATTACAGAACTTGGCCGCAAATTTTTGTGTCAAACTTGAAACTACACTTGCCGATGTAATCGTTTTTATATTTTCTATACCATTATTAAAATATGAAATTACACTGGATGAGAAATAATTCAATATACTTGAAGAAAATGAATTGTTCGCTACAATCAAAGAACTTGATATGATTGATGACGATACACTTGAACTCAAATAAGAAAGATATTCCGAATTTAACAAACTTGCAGATATGCTAGATGTTTGTTCTGTTAATGAACAAGAACATGCACTTGAACTGTACCAATAATTGGATGACAAATCAGAAACCAAATCTGTATAAAATCCATAATAAGTATTATAATTATTTGACGAAGATATACTAGCAGAGATACTTGCCGTCACTAAATTATTAATGATTGAATATAGTTCAGAATATATTGTCGATGGTGCAACACTACTTGATAGTGACAATATATATTGATATGATTGGGTTGTATATGTTGCAAGAGACGTGGAACTTTGTAATACAGACTGTATACTTGAAGACAAACTTTCCAAGAATAAAAGACTAGAACTGTATTTTGAGTTGTATACATCTCCACTCACTGTATTATTCAATACAGATGTATCCAATGATGATAACGATTCAGATACACTTGCGGATGTCGTTGTATATGCATTAGATGCAAATTGGTTCAAGAAAACATAATTTTGATATGCAATTGAACTGGAATTGAAAGATGAAGAAACGACTGAATTCAAACTCCCAGAGAGTAGTCCTGAGAAACTTGAAGTTAAATTTGTATTTAAACTTGAAGAATATTGTGTTTCAAAAGTTGGTGTAGAACTCGCTGTATTATAAAATAAAGTTTTGACACTTGATGTGGGTTGAACATAAGTTGTTGGAACAGAATAATACCAGGTTCCACCTTCATTTTGGAAAGATGCAGATGACAAACTTGGAACGGTTAAATAATCACTTGAAGTATAATATGCATTCGCAGATCCGGTTCCTGACCAAAAATCAGAATTTGAATTGGTTCTGTGATTCCAACTAACTCCAATGCTATCTCCTCCATAAGCATATCTCCCAGTTCCCATCGTCCAACTCTGACTTACTGGATATGCATATATTGTATAATTGACAGGAACCTGAACAGCTTCAGTTGCTTTTAGTTTTAAATAAAATTTAATGTCATTTGTGTCAATATCTCCTTCGATAATTGATTTTGAAATCGAAGACAAATCAAACTTCAATAAGACTCTACTCAAATCTGGGTCATTAACATAACTATAATATGGTTGATAAACGTCCGCTGTCCCACTTAATTGTCCATTTAATGATCCATTAAAATTCATTAATGTTCCACTTGCATAACAAAAAGATCCTGTAAATGAACCGGTTATACTACCTGTTACGGAACCTGAAAAATGTCCACTTGCATCACTGAAATTAGTCAATGCAACTGCGCCTCCATTATAAGATCCTGATAATCCCCCATTAAATCTGGATGAACTAAAGTAAGAAGAACCAGAAACATAAATTATCGCGTGTTTGTCCTTACCGGATATGCCACCAATAATTGAACCCGAATAATTTATAAATGATTGACTGAAAAACCCATTAAATGGAAGAGATACATATGAATTTAATACTCTTGTAAGTTGTGGAATAGCCTTTAACTCTAGAATTTCATCAATTCCAAAGTTTTTATTAACATATGTTAAATCATTAGTAATATATGTATCTTTTTCTGGATATACAAATATATGCATATTACATTACATTTCCTTTAATATCAGTTTCTGGATATTTGACTTCAAAAATACATGGATCTAGCGATGGATATATTATTTTATTCTTTGTTGCGGCTTTAATATCATATTTGTGTGGAGAATAATCGCCGTCTGATGCCGATAAATTATGAATATTTAAGTCAGCAACAGATTGGACGCCATCGACTTTTGCAATTTCTAATTCAAGTTGACTCAAATTAATTGGTTGGGAAAAACTCCATTTATCGATATTAAAAAATTCTTTTACTTTTTGATTACAATAATTTAATACATCCCTCTTATTATAATTGTTATATATAACAATCTTATAGTTTACACCTATGTTTATAATATACCCATCTATTATATTAACACCATCGGTCAATAGTCTGTATTTAGACAAATATTTTTTTAAATTAAATGTTAACGCATCGTTTATAGCAGTTAAATGTTTCTGAGAATCATATGACAATACGTATAAGTTTATAGAAAATGGATTACTTATATCATAATTTATTTTTCTAAAATAATTTTCCACTGCATTTGTTGTGCCTGTTGCATTGTTATTGTAATCAACAAATCCACTGACATTTTTTTGTAAATTAAAATTTAAGTCTACGTCCGACTTTACATAAGCTTTGGCAATACTACCAAATCTAGAAGGCATAGATATTGATCTCAATACATAATCATCGTTTGTCACTGCTCTATTTTGAGAAACAAACATTGAAACTGCATTTTGTCTTATTTCTTCTATACTCTCTTCGTCTTTGCCTCCTGTAGCAGCCGTAAAGTTATTTACTCTTAGAGACTGAACCATTGTGTTGAACAAATTTTGTTCTACAGGATTAAAAGCAGAAGAATCATTTAGTAATTCATAAGAATTAATTCTGACTATTTCATTTACATTACAATTTGACAGTATTCCTCCTCCAACCGTATATGTTATTGTTAGTGTAGTATTCGATGGGGATACACCGTATGTATTAGTTTGTAAGAAATTTGTGCTATCTAATGATATGTCTATATTTGATATATTTGATAACCCTATACCAATTACATTTGAATTTGGATAGACAATTTCATCCGTCGAATTGTCGATATTTGCTCCGAATTCCAAATACGTAGTATTGTTGGCAGTAACATTTCTTGTAAATTTTCTAGAAGTCTTCAAAGACTTCATTATCTTAGGAACTTCAGTTTTGTATATATAAAAATATCCATCATTGGTTTCGATATTATCTACTTCTGTAAAAATTACATCTTGTGCCAAATATTCTACTTCATACCATTTATTATTATTTTCATCTTTGATTTCTATAATATCTAAAACATTATTTTCTGATAATTCTATTTTATAAAAAGAAGAGGGTTCGCCTACACTCACGTTTTTTATTACCAATTCACCCGCAAACGCATTTACGGTTTTTCTTAACAAAAAGAATTGTGGAACGCCTAATGAGTCTCTTGAATATACAGTTACTTCTCTTGGGGAAAATTTAGTATCTACAGCAAAATCAACTGGTTCGTTTGTCAGATATTTTTGACCCGAGGTGTTCTCCAGTTGAACGTATTGTTTCAAAGACAATGCGTATTTATTGTCGGGTACATAATTTCCATCATTATCTAATTTTGATGGAACTAGTTGAAACATTTCAATTTGAGTTGTAGCCGATATTGAAGCGTATGGTTTATATCCAAGATATTTTGCCAATGTCAAAACGTTCTTTCGTTCTTCTGCATATGGCAATAAACTTTCTTTAAATTGATAATCAATATAATATGATAATACATCTCCAACGTATGCTGCCTGTTCAATGAACATTGTTCCGGGAGATGCATCGCTAAAATCTTGATAACTTCTAGGATAGTAGTTTTTTGCAAAATCAATCAGTCCTTGTTTAAAAGAATTAAAATCTCTGTTAAGATATTTTACATCTTTGTTCAAAGGTTGAAATGACTTCTGTGTAATATCTGGCATATAAATTATATATTATTTGTAGTTACAAATGAAAAACTACTGGTTTGGTCGTTATATGTAAATTGCACGTTCACTCTTATTATATAATTATTAATATCATTGTTTTTTTCAGCAGAAGAAATGTCCAAAAACACTTGATTTACAAAAACATTTGGAAACCAAGTGTTAATGTCTTCGGTAATAATGTTTTTTAAGATATCCTCAAATCCGTCAACTCTTTGTTCAAACAAAAAATTATACAATCTGGTTCCAAATTGGGGATTAAATCTACGTTCCGATGGTTTAGTGCTAAAAAAATTAAATAAATTTGAACGAATCTGAGTTAAAGAATCATACGATTGTTGAAAATATCCACTATTTCCTCTCTGTATCGGTAAAGTTATCCCTATGGTGGTCATAATTATTGAGATTGAACTAAGTTAGATGATAAATCTCCTGACTTTTTCTTTTTGTCTACCGCTTTCATCAAAGATCTAAAATCTTTATTTATTACATTCAATACATTCTTTTGTTTTTCATTCATAGGTAAAACGGATTCATTTAATTGTTGAGGTTCAGATTCAAATGAAGCCGCCCCTACTGGCTTAATAGGCGAAGAATATCCTATAAATGAACCTTCTTTTGGAACTCCACCAACGGTTTCATTTAAAATTTGGTTTAACATTTCGTTGCTGGTGTATTTTTTATAGGTTTTGGTGGCCGGTGTTGATGAAGTGGCAGCAGACGTTGATTGAACATTATTTGACGATGTTTCGACAATTCTATTTGAATTTGACAAAATCTCTGTCAAAATTTTGGGAATCATTGTAGGCAATGCAGTTTTCAACTCTTCTTGAATTATAGTTCTTATTATGCTTTTGAGTTCGTTAGTTTTCATATAGTATAATTATCAAATAAATATTCAATTACAACTAAATATATTATGTTGTAATTTTAGGAACTGACACCTTTGGTGCAGTTAAATTGCACGGAAGTGTAAAATAAGGTGGCTTTGGTATAGTTGGAAGATTGGGTAAAAGGTCTTTTATCTTTGGTAAAGTGATAGGTTCGTTTAACCATAATTTAACTTGTGCAGCATAACCTGGAAATGGATTTAATGCACTTAAAGTAGGAACTGCCGGACAAGGTTTTAAATTTAATTTTAAAATTTCTAATTTAGGCAAATTTAATGGGGGAATGGCTGGTACAGATGGTAAACCAGGAACTGATAAATTAGATGCGTTAGGTATAAATTGAGTAATTCTATTTACCAACTCTTGTTTGCTTGGTAATCTCAGTTTAGGTAATGCAGGTAAATCTGGACAGGGAAGTTTATCTAAAGATATTAAAGGAAACTTTGCACAATCAATTATAGGTCTTTTATATGGCAATCCAGCCACATTTTTTAACGGTTCTGTTTTATTTAGCACGACCGGTTTAATATTGACAGCAGAATTAGTTTGATTGAAAATTCCACTCAATGGATTATCTATGTTAGGTAGAGTTGGTGTAGATAATATTGACATATATCTGTTAAGGTAAGAATTTCTTATAAATATCAGGAGGATTTCCTCTTCTTATATTACTAAACGGCGTTGATTTATATCCGCCTGGAACACCTTCTCCTGTATATGGATTAATCACTGTATTTGCCGCTATAGGAGAATATGTGCCAGGAGCATATCCGCCACCTGTTAAAAATACACGTTTACTTAAAATCATTCCTAAAGAATCTCTTATTTGTCTAAGTTCTTGAATTTCCTTCGGAATTTCAGTATCAACTGGAACAGCATTCAAAGTGTTTACAGGAATAGCATTCAGTGTTGCGCCTCCGATATCAACATCGGTTCCCGGGGCAGCATCCCCTGTACCTATACTAATAATAGCAGCCACAGTGCCGTCATCGGGGGCACGTGTTGTTTTACCGTCTAGAGTTACCGGAGGTATAGGTGGTCCTACAACTCCTCCGCCGGCTCCACCTTTATGAACATGTGGATATGGATGTATGTGGGGATGTGTATGAACGTGGGGGTGTGGGTGAATATGATTATGACCATGTTTATGATCCAACAACCAATTACATAGATCATACAACCAATCTACTAATGTTTGGCCCAATACTGCCGGTTCATTGGTTTGATCATATTCACCCAAAAATATAGCAGGAGAATTTAATACTGTTTTCGTATTCGATGTGATAACAATTTGTTTTTCCGCATCCACTGTATATTCATCATCAGTTGCAACAGCATATCTCTTTTTGCTGAAATGGAATGTTTCTTCGGCCTTGCTACTTAATATCAATCTGTCAGTGTTTATAACAATTTGATCACCAATTAATTTGGGAAATTTAAAATTAGTCGATCCGTTAGGATAAAATTGTGAAATTTCATTTGAACTTCTAAATCCATCTTGAAAGAGGTGTTTAATCACAGGTATGATAAACGGAGATTGCGTCAAACCGGAAGTAATATGAATGGAAGACCCATCATTATTTATATCTTCGGATATAAATCCCCCAGGATTAGATTCGGTAGAAACATTTTGTATTGGTCTTTGTCTGTTTCTGATTAAAATCATGGGGTTACCACCACCAGAAGGTTTATTTGTGTAAGGATTCTTAATTTGATTATAATAATCTCTGTATTCTTTCGATCCTACATCATTGTCTCGATTAGAATCATAGGCTGAAAATCTAATAGATTGACCAAATCTACTTTCTATTACCGTATCGCCTTCGTATTTTTTAATCGATCTGATACTTCTGTTTGCTAAAAAATATCTTCCTAATGCACCCTTATCATCTTTGGTTGCATATTTGGTAGAAATCATTGTAGATTCTGGTCCTTGATATAACTTTGAAGTTTCGTTTGGATTTACACGTTTTTCCAAATTAAAATTTGAAGGGCCAGCAATTCTTTCTTTTGAAAAATCTGCATTATTATTTAGAAATCCATTGGGAATATTTAATTTTTTAAAATAATATAACTTTTTGAAATATTTTCCAATTATAACTACTTCATTTACAAGAGGATATTCTACTATTCCTGTGCTTTCCATTGGAATTGCCCAGTCATTAATGTCGTCTTTATCGACTTTATATGCAGAGACAAGTGGTCTTACCAATATTCTTCCGATCCAAGAATAGTCAATCGAATTAGGATTAACAGGTTTTCCGTCAAATCTATCAGGAACAGATGTATAATCTAAATTTACTGTTTTTGTTTTAAATATAGGATGTGTTTCATCAAGAATAACATCCAAGACTACTGCCGGTTCTAATTCATAAAAGTGATTATTTTCGTCAGTATACATAATTATTGTTTCTTGGTAAATTCTATTGGAGTATTTAAATCTTTAGTTATCTTTTCCGCTTCTTCCATCAATTGTTTGCGTTCGGCATCTGATAAAGCAAATCCTGATTCACCTTCGCCTGTTTGAGTAGAAGAACTTATTAGCCTTTGAACGATTGCAGCCAGTTTAACTAATTGTTCATCGTTTCTGACACCAACATCTAAATAATCTTTTATCAACGGCACAATGACAATTGCGTCATTTGCTGTTTTTATCATACTCCGAAGATCGGAAATCAAAATATCTATCTGATTTCGTTTGTCGTCGGAGTTGATTACGATGTCTTTTAAAACGGAAGAATATTTCTTACCTTTATACAATTCAAAATCAAGATCCATATATCTATATATATGGAATATAACCGATTTTATTTATATAAATCAGTTTGTAAATTACCTCTATTCGTATAAGCCTTGGTTATAATACTCTGGTAATGTTTCATACGATTAATAACCTTGGTTATCTGTTGTGTTTTACATGAAGAAATCTCACGGATATATAAATAAAGAGATTTTTTATTAAAACAATCTATACGGTTTCCATTTCTGAATAACTCAATAACGGCATTTGCAATTCCCAAATCTCTTTTTTTAGTAAAAACATTATTTATATTTTTTTCCCAATATTCAATCATTAATCGCATGAATTCAGACATTTCTATATTTTTATGATGTGAATCTTCCACTTGCAAACATACGGTTGATCCGTCGGGAGCATCAGAAATATTTACATGTTGATTGAATTTTTTATAATTTCCATTGTTAAGAAAAATTAAATAATTTTTGGCTACAATGCTAAAATAACTGAAGGCTTTACCTTTTCCTTTTTCAAATTTATGCATATTCGCAACCAAATGTGCTACAGTTTCTTTTTTAATTTCGGAAGGACTGTTGTCAAAATATGTAAATTTAAAAGTATTGAATATATTTTCAACTAATTTATCAAATGCATTTTTGATATGATTTTCATATAGTTCATTTCGGACAGATTGATCCTTCTCTTCATTATATTGAATTATATATTTCTCAGTATCTTCGGTGAAATACATTTTTGTAGTAGAAGGTTTTCTCTTTTTTCTCTTTTTTACCGGTTCTTCTACTTTAGTTATAACTTCAAGTTTTGGTTTAACTTTTTTTTTAACAGAGACTTTTGTTTTTATTTTATTTTTTTTCTTGGGTTTTGTTATCTTAGATTTAACACGTAAATTTGCCGATTTTTTTAGTTTTTTAATTTTTTTCATTCAATCCTTTTATTTAGTTGTTTTATCAACTTTACTATTTCTGAAAAAACAAAACCTACATCATCATCTTTCTGAAAAAGTTGCCTATCATCTACTTCTTCTAGTTTTTGCAAAGTATTCTCTACGGAATTTTTATATTCTCCGATTGAATTTAATAATTTATCGATCTGGTCGTATAATCTATCAACGGACATTCCAAGATATATATTCAAACATAATGATGCCGTCAAAAAAACACTCAATAACACTAATAACATATATCAATCCTCGTAATCATTATAATCAGATTCATCCAAATATTCTTCTAAATAAGATACTGCGTCATCTACAAGATCCCAATCTTCTCTTTTATAGGCAGATCTTAATAAACTTAAAATTTCTTTAATGTCGGCTTGGTCCATAATTGTGTCGATATCTAAATATAGTATTGAATTTTTAAAAATCAATAAAAATATTTAATTTAAAAAGAAAAATATCCTTTTAATCCGTCCGACGATGGAGATACTTCTTTAATTACTTCTTTAATTACTTCTTTTTCAACAGGAACTTCTACTTCTTTAATTACTTCTTTAATTACTTCTTTTTCAACAGGAACTTCTACTTCTTTAATTACTTCTTTAATTACTTCTTTTTCAACAGGAACTTCTACTTCTCTGGGTGTTGATTCCACAATTATTTTTTGTGATTCATCGTTTTTCTGATATAAGGCAGTATTATATGCTAATAATAAACAAACTGCAAGCGGATCAAATACAGAAATTAAAGATATAATAAACCATTTTACTACTTTATTTAATTGGACCCCAAATTCGTCAGCAATAAACTGAAATGTTTGAACATCTTTTTTTGAACCGTTTTGAATTCTTAAATCGGTTATCTGTTTATCAAATGATTGAAGTTCATCAATTCCTTTTTGAATCTTTGAATTTTCAGATTCAATGTCTTTTTGACTTTGTTCGATGAAATCTGCGGTTTGTTGTTGAATTTGACGCAATTGTATAGGATTTCTAGCAATAAGACTGTTAGTCATACTTTCGTTTAATCTAGATTCTTGACTATTACGTAAGGATATAATATTTTCAATTCTCTTTTTAGATGCGTCAATTTTATCTTGGGAATATTTCTTCTGACTTTCAATGACTTCTATTTTTTGATTTGAAATTTTCATCTCCAATGCGGATTGTTGATAAGCTCCAGTCAAATATCCAAATATACCCGCACTGGTAATTACCATCAAAATTAAAACTGCAGATATTAAATAACTTTTTAAGAAAAATTGAGATTTTCGCCAATATCTATACAAAAAACTTGTAGCCACAAGTTTTCCTATTTCCAATGAACTTGCCATTATCATTGCGGCTATAGATGATCCACTAAATAACATTCCAATACCTATAATACTAAAGACAGCTGCACAACTTGCTATGAATAATGATGATAATCCCACAAGTTTTTCAAATGTTATTAAATTTTTCATATTTGATATATATGGACAAAAAAGATAACCCTCTCATGTTTGTAACACAAGAGGGTTATTATATAACCAATTACTTAATTGTAACTTTTCTTACTTCAGGAACCACAGGTTTCACTTTGTCGAGAGTAATTTGAAGGATTCCGTTTTCAAATGTAGCTGAAACGGTATCTTTTTTAATATTTTCTCCCAATGTAAATGACCTACGGAAATTAGAACGTTTTAGTTCTCGTCTAATACACCTTCCTCCCTCTGTATCTGTAACATTTTTGCTTTTTCCACCACTAACAGTAAGAACATTTTGTTGAACTTCAACGTTTACGTCCCCCTTTGTTAATCCTGGAACTTCTGCTTCTATAACAACTTTATCATTGAAATCAATTACATCAACTCTTGGATATGAACCTTTTTCGAAAAAGTCTACACCAAATTCTTGTGTAAATGATGGAACATTTGCTTTAAAAAATTCATCGAAAATTTGATCAAACGGAGTTAAAAACTCGTCACGATGAATTGTACGGGATAACGGATTATTTTGATATTTTATCACTGACATATATTTCCTTTCTTAAATGGTCTATTTAGACCCATTTTCATGTATTCCTTTTGGGACATACAAGGATAACAACTTTAGTCATCTAACCTATATATATCAATTTTTTCAGAAAAATTCAATGTTTTTATTGCCATTCAATTATTACTTTTCCGTGTGAACCACTTCCACCATTCACAGTTGTTGTTATAGCGAATGAACTTGCGCCGCCGCCGCCGCCACCTGGAAATTCTCCATTGTTTCCAAACCAAGACGATGTTATAACGCCGGATGCTGAAATACTAGTATTCATCAACCCCCCAGCTCCGCCAAAATAACAAGCTCCGCCTGCTGAGCCAGAAATTGTTGTCGAAGTATAACCATCTTCTCCACTTACTATAAAACTTCCAGAACAATTTGATCCTTTTCCACCAGACCCACTGTTTGGAGTAGTTACGCCGCCTTCGGCGCCATATCCTCCATCTGCCAATATGATATAAGAACTGCTAGTAAGATATACATAAGAATCTTCGCCGTCCAATCCTTTACTTCCAAAAGCAGATGGCGATCCCAATGAACCGGTTCCGCCGGCGCCGCCTCGACCTACAAAAACAGTCAATATATCAGATGAAGCAGTTGGTAATGTATAAAAAAATTGGACGTATGATCCGCCGCCCCCTCCGGAAGCTCCAACTGCACTTCCTACAGATGTTCCACCGCCGCCGCCGCCACCGGCACCTATGGCAGTAATTCTTAACATTAATGATGATGTGGTAGGTGATGGACTATACAATCCCATCAAATTATTTTTAAATCTAAAATAATGGGTTCCTGGTGAAGAAAATTCTATTTTTCTGGTAGGAGTAAAACTTAAAATGCTGGCTGTCAATGAATATGAAGATGAAACAGATTGATTAGAAAATTGAGATATACTACTTGTGTAAGAATACAATGAATTATTGGAATAATCAGCTAAACTTGATGAGAGTGAGTGTGAAGATAACAGTGAATAACTAGAACTTATTCCATTAAACGAATAACTTGAAGTTATTGAATAACTTGAAGTTATTGAAATTGAGCTAGTTAATGAGTAACTCGCTGTAAAAATACAATACGAAGATGTGGATGATAATGTTGAGAACAAAGAATTATCAGAATATGACGATGTTACAGAATAACTTGATGATGGAGAAAATGCAGAACTTAATGCTGTAGAAGCATATAAAGAATATGATGCTGTATTTGATAATTCAGATAATAAAGAATAACTGCTACTCACGGAATTAGATGACGTAACTGATAAACTGGAAGTATTACTAAATATAGAAAATATAGAATAAGATGAAGTAGAATTATTTGGATATGAAAGTGATTGCGCAGTTGATGAAATACTTGAAGTATCTGCATTTTCAGAAAATATAGAATAAGATGAAGTAGAATTATTTGGATATTGTAATTCTTGCGCAATCAATGAGACGGAAGAAGTGGTTGATATTCCGTTTAAATTTCCATAAATTGACCCTGTGACATTTCCTACAACATTTCCTACAAAAGATCCTGTAAAGCTACCAGTAGATACAGATAGTGATATGTCAGAAATGGACGCTCGGTAAGTATCCAATGAACTGCTTTGGACAATTGGAAAAAAGTCACTTCCCGTAACTTGTCCTGGATATTGTAATAATTCGCTTATTCTTGGCATACTTATATATATATTTAAAGGTTGATAAAATCAATAACAATTACTTGAATTGGTTGTAGGAGGTGCTTCATCGTTTGATCCTGACGAATTTGGTTGTCCTGACGAATTTGATTGAATTGTAAATGCTGCAAATGAAAATATAGAATTTGATAAAATCGGCCTTGGTGTCGTAGCTCTCAAATATCGACTTTGTGTCCAGGCTCCACTCCAACGTGTTTTTCCATATTGAACTCTGTGAACATATATAATTCCACTTGTTCTTGAACAATTTACTGCCCAACAAGCAGTATTATTTTTTATATCCGCATTTGACGCACCTCCTGATAATGGAGAACTGTCTGCTTTTACAATTAATGATTGATTTCTATTAGGCGGAGTAAAATATGATATTATGAATTGACATCCACTAAAATTTACTGGGGTAGTCACAAAAGTAATTTTTGAAACATTATACCAGCAAAGAGGAATTAATTTATTGTTATTTCCTACTTGAAATGAACAATATGCAAATGCATCAGTATTTCCCGATAAAACTTTTTTACTCTTATTCGATATATGTGCGTAAGATGAATAATCACTAACCGAAGCGGTGATTGCATTATAAGATTTTTCACTTTCATATGCATATTTCATCTTAGTTGTATTTACAGAAGAGATTTTATCTGCAAAATCAGATTTTACACTTTTATCACTGTGTATAGACCGTCTCACAATTCCATTATTATTAGAAGGAATTATATATTTTGTTTTTTGAGATATACTTGATGAAATAGATGAATTTGATTTATAAGATGTTTTTGTAAAATTAACATTTTGATTGACGAATACGTAAGAGGATGTATTTGAAAATAAAGAAATATCAGTAAACGAAGAACTTAAAGAAAAAGATGAATATTTCGATTTACTTGAAGAAAAAGAATTTACAGAATATGACGCGGTTCCATTTGTAGCAGAATAATTTAAATGATTTGAAAATAAACTTTTGCTACTTGTAATTGAAAATGACGAGGAATCAACCGATCCTGAAAAAATTCCATAAAAAATTCCATCATATGATCCTGTTCTGAATATATTTGATATGTTGGATGACGTATAATAATATTTTGTAAATTCACTTAATTCAATCGCTTTTGTCTCTATTTTTCCTAAACTATTTGTGACTTCCGTTACAACAATACGATCTCCTCCTGAAATAAGAGAATATAATAATTTCTTAAGATTAGTAATTTGATAAGACATAATATTACACTTTTGAACATCCGACTATTAAATTAGATACCGTAACAGTTTCAACTGAACATGAAAATGGATTTTTTGTTCCTGATGAATTGGAATACATTACTACAGATACATTTGATCCTGCAGAACCTCCACGCCAATTATTCGTTGGATCTCCATCTGCGGATGAACCGAAGAATATTGCAACGGCAAATTTATTTGCAGATATAGGCCATCCATATGTTCTATAATAAAACGATACAGGAGTTTGTATCGGAAATGATCCAACACCAATATCAGATAAAACAACTGTAGAAGAAACGTTTTGATTTGGTGGAATTTCATATGACCCAGTAAAAACTACCATATAATCAGTATTATACCAAAATCCTACACCGGGTTCTGCAATATTTTTATATTGATCAACATTATATAAAAAAACAAAGTCAGAATTAGATTTATTAGGCGTGGTTCCTTCCGCAATTCCAGGTTTTAATTGAACATCCAAAATTAATTTAAAATTAATATAAGCAAAAACAATATGGTCAGCGTTCTCAGTAAATGTAGATTTTGCAGAATTTAATGATCTCTTTATATATTCGGATTGGTCTGAAATTTTAGAAATCGAAGATGATATAGCAGCAGAAGATGTAGAATCATTTACTAAAACTCCATTAGATGATACTGCGGGATCTATTAAGTATTCACTTGTAGTTTTTTTAATTATTTTGTTTTTTGATAATTCATTACAAAATGAAGACGAAAGTGAATAATCTGATATTATAGATTTATATACTTGTCCATTATATTTTCCATCATATATTAAATAATTCGATGAATTTGAATAAATAGATACTCTAGACAATGAAGATGTATTGCATTTAAATGATGAAGAATAAATTAATACATCCACATGAGATGATGTCAAACTTATATTTGAGTTATAAGAGTATGAAGATGACAGTGATTGGATTGAAGATGATGCATAAGATGACGATATAGATAATATCGAAAATGATGATGTAGAATTATTAGGATAATTTAAAAAATTTGTAATTTCCGAATAAGATGATACAATTGAACTTGTTGCATTTGTAGATTTTCCATAATTATTTCCCACAAACTCTCCCAAATAACTTCCTGTTTTCAATGAATTATTTAAATTTGATGAAGTTATTATGTAGGCAGATAAATCTTCTATAAGTAAAGCTTTTGTTTCAGACTCACTCATATCTTGAACAAAAATCAAATCATACTTATTTGAAATTTCATTCTTTTTTAATTTTTTTAAGCCAGACAGTTCCATATTTTTTAATAAAAATTATTGTTGTTGATAAATTGATAAGAATGCGGTTTTATGAGAATCAGTCTGAGTATATCCTCCTAATAAAAATTGACTGTTATCAATTTTTTCACAACAATTTATTCGTAAACTTCCACTGACATCCCCAGGGACATAATTATAATAATAATAAGATCCGCTTGTATTTAAATTATAACCAGCAATTAAGAAATTTGTTTCGTTTGTGCAAATATCTTTGAACGAACTATCTTCACTCACTATAATTGATGGATCGTCATTCTTTCTTTCAACCACATTCCATAAAGATGTTGTCCAATCCCACCTATTTGGATCATTTCTTATTGTTGGCAATTTACATTGTAATGTTACACCAAACCTGCGCGCGCTGTTATCAACATCATTATCTCTGGAATCTCCTACTATTATCACAGTATCATTTGTTAGTATTTTAACACTATATTGATTCAATGGATAATTTATTAATTTTTTAATTCGTGTAGATTTAGTTGGATCAGTACTCATCAAATAATCTACACGTAACCATTTCCAATCGCCACCATCTATATATCCATATACAACTACTGCATTTGTTCCTACCAAAATTACTTCGGTATCACTTATTTTTGTAATATCATAGAATTTACAAGTGTTAACCGCCAGTCGCAGTTGATATCTGCGTATTGGTCCAACACTAACTTTCTTTGCTGCCTTGTCTAATTGATCATATTCTGCATCCGATAATCCTATAGTAACATCAGATGGATACAACTTTGAATTTTGTTGGGATATAGTAGATGATAAATTAGTTATATCATCTACTATATAAATTGGTAAAGGGTTTGATTCAAAATTTAAAGTGACGCGTTCATCTGTCACCAATATATATTTCGTTTCAGTCAATCCTATTGCGGATATGATATTTTTATCAATTAAACTGCTATGAGTATATGTATTCCATAAAGGAAACGATCTCCAAGTCCCCAAATCCAAATCTTCATTACTAAAATTACCTAAATTAATATTTGTTGGCTTATCATAAGAATCATATTGGTTTATATAAGACGATCCCGCATAAATTAATTTTCCTGGTGTGTTAGATACACCATAATAATCTAAAGACGATGAATTATATTTAATTTTATTTAAATTATTTACCGAATCATCATTTACTGATCCTGTTCTTGGAGAATATATATATTTCAAATTTTCACCGGCATTATCTGTCACAGAAATATTTGTAATAGAATTACTTTCTAATAATACTAAATTATAATTCCCAGTTGAATGTGCAATTGATTTTACATTATCAAATGTTTGTTGCAGGGCGTCAACGAAATCATCATCATTATCGACACTCGTTATTTCTAAAGATTTTAAAAATTTTAATTCTGTAATTGCAATATTTACTGCACTTGATATAATAATTTTATTTGCATACTGTGATAGATTAGAAACAGGACCTTGATCTAAAAAGTTATTAACATTACAAAATACTGCCGCAGAAATCGATCTTCCATTTAAATACGTTTTAAGCGGAATTAGAAGTGGATTATGATTTACAACGTTTGGATCATCACGTCCTAATAATATATATATTAAAAATCCAAGACCAGCACCAGCTGATATAACACCTGCAATAATTAGTGTCGTTACAGCAAAAAGCACGCCTCCTGCGACAATAAGAACACCGGCAGCAAGAAATTGAAGCCAACCTGCTTTTTCTTCTTTTTTATAAACAGTATAATTACTAAATCTGATTACAAATCCTTCCAAACCACAAGGAAATACGGAGGAATGATATATAGGGACGTGTCGTTTGAGTAGTTTAATAGAGGCTTTTGGGTCTTTTTTCGAGTAGGTAGAAGGATCTTCAAAATCTAAACCTGCCTCTGTTAATTGAACCCCACCGACCGAACTCAATGTTAATTTTGAAGCTTCTTCTATCCTATTCAATGGATAATCTGGCTGTTTTTTATATTTTACTATAAAATCTGTATAATATTTGCCTGCTTTTTTTGGAGGAGCAATATTATCGATATTTTTCCAACTTATAGGTGTTATTTGAATATTATCTTTATTATCAAAATCCACTCTAAATTCAACTGCAGCAAATAATCTGTCCAATGCGGAATCTGATTCGTCTGCCAACTCAGTATATGAAGCAGTAACAGATTGAACCGCTTGATAACATGATAAAGCGGAATCAGATTGTAATGTATATGCGACAGGCACTTCTGAAATTAATGCAAGATCAGTATTAAAATTTTCAGCCATCTTGGAATATAAAGATCTTTCTGATACACTTGAACTAATTGATGTTCCATTATCTTGTCCATAATAATTCAAATAAGATGAACTGATCGATATATCAGAATTAAAAGAACTAGATGCATCCAATGAATATAAAGAATGATTTGAACTAGAATTTAATGCGTATGAAGATGTAACAGAAAAGGATGATGTAATTGAAAAAGATGAAGATATACAATTAGAAGATGTAATTGATATATTAGTATCTGAATTATTAATTGAATATGATGAAGTTCCGTTTACATCGCCATTAAATAACAATACACTGGATGTATAAGATAAATTAGAAGTTATGGAAAATGAAGATGTATTTGAAAATCCTTTTAAATTTCCATAAAAACTACCACTGAAAGATCCGGTGGAAAGTGTGTTGAGTATATCATTATTATAAGAGACGAATTCAGATACTTCTATATTTTTAGTTTCTTTCGCACTTACATCTGTAATAAGAAGCAAATCATTTTCGGAAAGATCCGATTTAGTGAGTGAATTTAGTTCGGTTATTGATTTTGACACCATAAAATGTATATATAAATATACATCATGTCGGTTTTTTTATTTTTTTAATGATATAAGCAACCAATCCACTTCTTACAACATCATCTTCGGTAAATCGAAAAACATAAATACCATTTTGTCTACTTTCTTCATCATCAAATAGGTTCAATATTTTTAAAAACCCGCTTTTACCATTAATATCGGATTGGTCCGGGTCTCCTAATATGAAAACTTTACTGAACTCACCTGTTCTGGTTATCAACGTAATTAACTCTTTTTGAGTCATGTTTTGGGATTCATCGGCCACAATCACTTTAGCATTCCAATTTAATCCTCTCAAGAATCCAATAGGAATACTATCGATACGTTCTTCTTTTTCTAAAAAGTCAATGTTGTTTTTTGGCAAAAGTTCTGATAATTTTTCTAAAAGAGGTTGTATATATGGAGACATTTTTTCCTTTGCTTCTCCTGGCAAAAATCCAATTTTATTTTCTGAACTTTCTACTGCACTTCTTAAATATAATAAATCACTTACCTTTTTAAGATTCATTAATTTTAAAGCTGAATATATTGATATATAAGTTTTGCTTGTGCCTGCTGGGCCACTTACAAAAATCATTTTTGTGTTTTTATTCAATGCAATATTAACAAATTCTTTTTGTTTTTCTGTCAATTCTCTTTCTATAATATTTAATTCATTTTTTAATTTCGATCTTTGTGGTATTTTAGGACTTGAATCAACTGTTACGTTTATTTTTTTATTTTTTTTCATGCGATTTTTTTCTGATAGTATTTTCTAACTTTGTTTCTATCGACTTTACTCTAACGCATAACTCATAATTTTCTGTATCAATATAATAGTCAAAAACATTTTTCAAATTCTCTTTGAAACTTTCAAATTGAATAGTGACTACAAAGTCGGAGTTCTTAAAGGAAAAAACTTCAACAAAACTTAAATTTTTATTCAATGCGTATTCAATTGAAGAAATAACGTGTTCTGTCATCTCAATTTTATGAGAATCTATAAATCTTTCCATTTCATCGAAATTGGACGGTAACACGTAAATTTTATATTTGGATGCTTTTTTAGGCATACAGATATAAATATCATCCACAAATAAAAATGCCGCCAAAATTATTTGGCGGCACTCGAAATATAAAATAAAATATTACTTTTTCTTAGATACTTTTTTCTTCTCAGATTTGACTGATGATTTTGATTCCTGTGCGGGATCATTACTTTCTAACTGTGCAAGTCTAAATTTTGCAGTTGAAGTCCACGCACGTTTTGTTACAGGTGAAACGAATTCAAAAGTCTTTCCTAACTTCAAAAGTTCATTTATTTCTTCTTTTGAATTTGAATTCTTAATTTTTTCTCTCAAACCATGGATTTTATTCATATATTATACTTTATGACGTTTTTCATCAAACTCTGCGATTTCAATTTTAGAACCATCAGGCCAACGATTAACAATTCGTTTCCAATGTTCAAACTCAACCTGTGCTTCTTCTTTTGATTGATATTCTTGTTCACTCACACGCAATCCGCTTCGTGTGACTACATACCGTTTTGTATTTGATGTGGATTCGGTATTTTTACTATTCTTAGTTTTAGTATCAGACATATTTTTTTATTTATATGTTTATTGATTTTATTTATTGGTTTTATATATAATACAATTTATGATAACCAGTCACAAACTGAAATTGAATATTGTTATTTAATTGTCTATATTTGGAACTTTATATCGATCTTTTTTTGTAGGATGAATTGCTACACTTTCATAATAAAATGATTGAACTTGATCAAACGTTTGGTTATATACCTTTATACCTCCTCTGGGATAATAAGGCATTCCGACTTCGATATATTCGATTAAATAAATTTTATAAAATGATGGGTATTTTGCAACTACTACTCTAGTCCCCTTTTCTGTGAGAATATTTATTTTTTTATTTTCAGGAACATTAAAAAAAACTTTATGATGATTTCCACTTTCCGCATTTATTATCGATGAATAGACTGAATATGCAGACTCATTTATTTCTTCAATTTTTTTAGGTTTAGACTTTTTCGGCATACACACTATTATAGTTAATACACTATATCGTGTCAACTTTATGGTGCTTTAGATGTCGATTCGGCTTCTTCTACTACTGCTTTAATTTCACTTTCCAACTCTTTTATTTTCTCTTTATATCCCGCCGCGACATCCTTGAAATCTCTTTTTACATACAAGAGTTTCTCAGTCAATTCATATACTTTTTTTCTGCTTCTATTTTTGTCATAATTAATTTATTACTTTATTTAAATTGGTGGACATGGAGGGAGTCGAACCCTCGTCTTCAACAATAATCCTATGCCAGACTACATGTATATTTGATTTACAATTCTTAAAAACAATGATATAAATCAACAAAAGACATTGTTCTAAAGATTTATTAGTATACTCAATCAACAACATAAATCAAATTGTCAATTTAGCCTGATGATATTCACCTAATATTATTATCAGACATCATGATATTAGATGTGGTGCCATTATTAGGCTGCCAATGCTACGGCATCGCGTGACACGAAGTCATAGCTGATTACATTATCTTCAGCAGTTAATGTTTTGATAGACGTTTAAAGAGGCCAACTATCATCCTCTACATGCCTGACACGAACTTATTTCTGAATCGAAACCAGTACATGCCCATAAATTTTAAAAGAACGTTTAAACTGGAGCGGGTAACCGGAATCGAACCGGTACATCGACCTTGGCAAGGTTGTAGGCTGCCACTACATCATACCCGCGCTTCATTACATAAGTATATCTCGTTATTGAAAAGTGTCAAATATTATTTTTCATAACACCTTGACATTGTTAAAATCTGATCAATAGTCTCTTTAACTCTAATGCCGGGCCCATTTTGTGATGTGTTAATCACAGTATGTTTACCACTAGGACTAGGTTCCATACTAATAGCTCTATCTAAATTGAATAGAATAGAAATATAAGTACGACTGTTATCGTGATTCAACTCTAATTGGTTTAATTTAATTAAGTGTGCCATATATTACTTTATCAGTATGGTATATAAGATTATATTTGTCAACAAAAAAATCCGTTAGATTTTCCAACGGATTTTATCATTTATAATTTAGATTAGAATGTCAAAGATAGACCTGCGGTATATTGAACTACACCATCATAGGAATACTTCTGACCTGCACTAACGTTGTTGATATAATCAACTCCTGCGAAAGGAGACAACTTATTCCAAAGAACAAACGCTACTCTTCCACCACCCTTGAATGCTTCATAATTTTCATAATGGGTGAATTCTACATATGGAGTAAGAGTCAGATCTGCCCAACTAGTCAATCCAAATGTAAATGGTCGTTTACCACCGAAAGTAACACCTTGTTTTGTAACATCTGCAACAGCAGCGCTTCCAAGATTTAATCCAGTGATATCATATGTATATCCAACATATGGTGTTACAACTTTGTTCACTACCCACAACTTTTCGAAAGTAAGAGTTGTGTTGACTGTATTACGATCTTGACCTTCAACGACATAATAGCCTGTTCCAGCAGCAACATTGACTGCCAACCAATCAGTAAGGTTCAAAGTCTTGTCCAAACCTGCTTGAAAAGCACTAAACTTCTCATCCGAAGTTTGCGCGGACAAATTAAAATCGACATACTTAAACGGAGTAGACAATGCTACACTTCCATAAGCTGCACCTGGACTCAATTGAAGTCCTACAACATCGTATGTTGATTGATATCCGGCTTCGAACGTTACGCTTGGTTTTTCAGTTGGAAACAAAGATTCCACTGAGACGGCCCTTACTACCGTAAGTAAAGAAACCAGACCGATTACTACACTTGTTAATACTTTATTCATTTTTTATCCTTTTTTTATTATTTGTGTTTCTAACATTCTACACCTCGTAGAACGTTTCCCATAATAACCCAAGACAAAAAAGAGTTCAAGTTATTTTATGGACGCAAATAATTAGTGTGTTTTCATTCAAAAACTTATATTTATTTTTAACCTATGCCTTATGAATACCGTGCAAAAGTTACGGAAGTCGTTGACGAAAATACGATTATTATCAACATCGACCTCGGATTCAGTGTGAAGTTAACATATCAAAAAAAATCATTGGTGACTCCATCCAACAAATAAAAGTCTTCAAATGAACTATACATATTATAGTTTTCATCGAATGTCAATTCGAACTCTTTTTGTTGAAATGCGGATTGATGTTTAAGATTAATGAGAAACATTTTTAAATTTTCCCTCGCTTCATTATATCTATTATTACCCATTAAACTGTCAAAGTTAATAACAACGGCAATAGTAATACTAACCAATATCACTACGGTTAATAACAATTCCATCAATGTAAATGCTTTATTGGGTTTTATTTATTAATTTTAACTTTTGTTGACAGGTTAATTGTTTGATTTGATATTCTCGTTTCATTGCTTCACTCTTGGTATCAAAACATTCACTATATACTAATCTAACGGGTAATCGTGTCTTAGTATATTTAGCACCACACCCTCTATTATGATTGCTAACTCGTTTTTCAACATTATTAGAATAACCACAATAGAGGGTGTTGTCCCGACAAATAACTATATAACAACAATGATTCTTAACTATCACATCGTATATCTAGTTTTGCACTAGGATTACAAGTGCCTAATCCAATATTACCATTTGAAGCAATAACTGATTGTGGTAATGAATTGGTTGTTTTCAACTCAGCTTTAACCACAGATGGTTTATTTAGTGGTGAACAAATATTGATTGAAATATTCTCACTATTATTAATCTTGACTTCAAAGTTATCACTATCTCTGAATGTCATTACACAAGTAGCACCACTACTATGTGTAAATACAAGTTTGTCACAAGTTAATACATTTTCTTTTACTGGTTCAGATGCTTTCACGCTTGAACCAACAACTACTCCTGCTAACCCACCAAAAAGTGTGGAGAAAAACCCTTTACGATTTAATTTGTTCATAGAAACTTAATTGTTGATGTGGTAGTATCTGTCCCAGCACCTGTGCTACACCAAGTTTGTGATAAAGTATATGGTGGATATTTATCTCCAGTTGATGGTGTTGTAATTATAGGATTAGTCAACCACGGATACGGATTATATGGATATGATGTTTTGTCATCACCTAATGCTTGTTTTAACTGATACAATAAAACATTAGCTTCTTCGTTGTTAAGTTGAATCTCTTGATCTTTAGTCTTGAGTGTAATTGTAGTTGTAATCGAAATGTCTTTATTCATATACGTAATACTATATCAACAATCATATACATAATCAATATTTTATTTTTATTAAATTGGAGTTCCGTGTTGGATTTGCACCAACCTCTATTCGTCTTCAGCGAATCGCTTTCACTAGGTTAGCTTAACTGGGATTTTTAAATATAATTTATATACTTATATAATATGCAAAAATTTGATTTTGATTATTTTAAGTCTTCTATTATTAGATACACTGAATATATTTTAAATAATAAACTAGAAATTACCGCACAAAAACAATTAGGATATATTTTTCTGGGTCAGAACCAGCTGCGGTTCTATTACGCTAAGTGACAGTTTGGCGCCTGTTACAGGAATTGAGCCTG